TGCATAAGCCCTTGCGGCCGGTACAAACTTTGGATGCTTTCTAAGAAGCTCAAGAACAAGTAGACTTAGATAAAGTCTTTCACAGCAATCGTTGTATGTCAACTTTGCATTGTCGCCCGAGTTACGGGTCATTCTTGCTTCGTATAGCTCTTCTAAAAACTCTAGTTCCATTAACTTATTCCTTAATCAGTATAAGCTGATCTTTCTCTATTTCCACCGTCGCCCATGTATGCGGCCTTAAACATTCCAACCATATCCTTTTGGTCTTTTGCTTTAAGCATCATACCTAACACATCGTCATTCTGTACGTCAATTGTAAACTTTCTTTTAACGTCAGGTTTAACTGCATCTGTTGTTAAGAACATCTTAAGTGTTTGTGCCTGTTGTGGAGTAATATCATACTTCTTACCACTATCACTTACAACGTGCTTAACTGGGTTAGGGTTTCCTCTACTATCTAGAACTTTGCCTAGTTGTATAATCATTGGTTCTTTTTTGAACTCTTTGTCCATTCCAGCTTCATCGTCATCAGCTGGATCCATTGCTTTCTTTAAAGAATCAATAGCATCTTGATCATCTGCATCGATCTCTTTAATAAAATCAGTCGCTTTCATTTGTATCTCCTATCGTTGTACAGCTCTGTTCGCCGCACTAAAGCCAGCACGATTAACAAATTTAATATCTCCAGTTGGGTGAGCTAGTACATATCCTTCCCCTCCTGGTTTATCTCCTATTGATGCTTGTACATCAGCAGGTTGTTTTTCTAGTTGGTCGATAATGTTGTTCTTAACATTCATTATTCCACTAACTATGTTCCATAAAGCCGTAAAGGCCTGTATGTTTGTTTTGACATACTCAGTTATCTTTGCCTTTTTGTTATTGCTAACAGTACTACTCTGTAGCCATTGCATAAAGTCTTTGCCTAAGTTGTCTAATCCTGTATCTGTTTTTACGTTTACGTAATTATATAATATGTCTGCAAAGTTTGACAGTTGCATTTGTTTCAACTTACCTTTGTCAAGTAAAGTATCAATGCCTGCCGCATTCTTGTTAACGATAGCAGTAATCTTGTTTATACCACTCATGTCTACTTCTGGTGGTTGTTGTACAGTGACTGGAGGCAACACTAACAAACTGTTACCTTGGAATATATCATAATCAGTTAATGGCTTTTCGCCACCATCGGGTTCAACAATTCTATGAATCACAACCCCTGCTTCGGACTGTGCAACACGTTTACCTATGTCACTGTCTGCGTTAACCTTATAGGTAACCAATTGCGGTTTGAAAGTAAATGCTCCGTTATCTTCTTGCGGTGTATTGAAATATAACATATCGCCTTTGAAGTAGCCTCTATGGTCTTCTGGTATTGCCTTTTCAAATACAGGAAATACTTTTTTCATATTGCCTGCAAACTTTCCAAACCCTTCTGGATCTCTTTGAAACCCTGGACGGTTCTTAAGCATCTTCTCAATGTCATCTGCTGACTTGGCTTTACCGTCATAACCTTTTGCAACAAAGCCTGACTTGTCTGTAAAAACAAATTGACCTTTTTCATCTCTACCAAATATAACTGCTGGTGAGCCGTCCCATTTAATTGTAAGTGATTGTGTATTACCTTTTGTTAATCCTATGATAGAATCAATAACACGTTTCGCACCTCTACTACCTTCCCAAAAGATAATATCTTCTGCGTGGTCGATACGAGCACCTTCTCTTAATATGTTATTGAATTCATCAAATTTCATTACGGTAACTGAAGTCCTTCTTTTTCAAAGTAGTCTTTTGCATCTTTAACTAGATTTTCATAGTTAGGATCTGTTTTAATTTTTGCATTGATAGTTTCAACACTTCTCATATCATCTGCACTTGCACCATCACCTAATAAAATTTTAGCTACTTCGCTTGGATCTTTAGTTACAGGTTCGTTAGTAATTCTATCTACTAATCCGTTTGTTGGTGACCATTTGTATCCTTGTGCTTTTGCAATACTGGCTATCATGATCATTCTGTGTTGTCCTTTGAACTCACTGTCAGCCGCACCACGTAGGGCAAACTGCATAAATTTAGGATCACCAAACATTAAATCCGTTTGTACAAATCCTCTCTTAGGATCTCCAAGTATAGGAGTTTTAAAATGTACACTAATACCTGTCTTTGCTATCCAGGCTCTATCATCATCTTTAGGTGCGTTCTTATCTTTCCATGCTTTAAGTTTTGCTACTAAACCATTCTTGTCAACCTTCTCTTTGTCAACTGCAACATCTAAGTCACCACTGGTAGGTTTGATACCTGTGCTACCTAGCATAAAGTTTACATGATCTAGTCCTGTGATTTTTTCAAGCCATTTAAGAGTAGGCTCTACATCAGCTTTGTTTATTCTCTGTGTAGCTTCTGCACCATCTGGTGTTTTGAATACGTTTCCGCCCTCATTAAGAATTTGCATTGTCGTCATCCTTTTGCTTGGATTCTATAATTTTATCTACACCACGTTTAAATTTTCTAGGGTCGCCACTTCTAATACTGTTGATAAAACGTCTTTCCAATTCCTGTGCAGTTTCTTGATCATAGCTTTCTGCTATCCTATTCAATAGGTTTATAGCACTTTCAATCAAGTTATTGCCTGTAGATTGGATCAAAGCATCGTTATTGGTAGTGCGATGTATCTGATTCAACTCTTCTAGTATTGATCTTGTACGTTTTCTCATGGTCTCTGTTCCCTTATACTGTATTTAGTGTTATAATATCATTATTGTCCAACAATCAGGTTGACCTTGCTACTGTTATATAGTATTATAAGTAACATAACTTCCAGAAGCGGGTATCGTATAGTGGTAATACCTCAGCCTTCCAAGCTGATGCTGTCGGTTCGATTCCGACTACCCGCTCCATACTTTATTATATGATCACATAAATACACTTGCAATGGAGGGCAAGTAATATGGGTTCATTTAATAATAAGATCATGGCAGAGTTCAATCCACCACGTAAGTGGGTTCTTGGTAGAGATTTGTCATACACAACCTCAGACCTTACAGTTGAAGAAATCAAAGCATTAAAAGGTGTTGGTGTCAAAGTAAAACGAGATACTAACAAAACAGAAACAATAACAGTACCAACAGGGTTCGTAACAGATTTGGCATCAGTGCCGAGAGCTATGTGGGCCTTTATTGCTCCTTTCGATGTGGCTAGAGCGGCAATCATACACGACTTACTTTACAAGTCAATCAGACAGTATCGTTGGAAGATGAAAGATAAGGAAGATAAAGAACTTATCAAAGCGGCCAAGGTAGCTTCAGACAAGGTCTTTCTTTTAGGAATGCGTGATGCAGATCCTAAGGTACCAGGGTGGAAGATATACTCATCTTGGAAAGCAGTAGATTTATTTGGTAACGGTTCAATAGTACCAAACAAAGATAATATCTAAAGTGTGTGCGGGTGTTTAGCCCGCCACATTTTGTTCTATAGGAAAATCGGTTCCACTTTCTAAAATATCATAAGCAGGTGTTGATTCAATAGCAGGCGGTGCCTGTATTTCTTCTTCATCAAACCAACTTACTATTTCAATTGCTATATTATAAGCTAACCAGCCAAACAATACAAATTCTAATGCGTATGTTTTCATCTGTATGCCTTTCATAAAAAAAGGAGCCTTCCCTAAGGTTGGCTCCAAGTTAAAATTAAAGTACTAATAATATATATCAATTAGAAGATGAACGTAGTATGAATAAGAAATGCTTATGGCTTTAGCCACTTCTTACATAACTGATACCAATACTCACCGCCCTCACGTAACAGTTCATTGTCTGTACGTAAACGTTCCATTCTACGTTTCATTACGTTGAGTTGATATTCTGTAAGTGTTTTTTGATTTGACTCTAGCTTTTCTAAACGAGCTATTACATCATCAATGATGGGGCAAGTTATGTCCGGCACCTTAGGTGACTTACGTTTTAATTTTAGCCAGACTTTTTTCTCTAGTGCCATTAATATTATTTAAAGGCTTACTTCGCCAAGTTAAAAAGTAATTTAATGAAGTCCGTTTGGAACTATTATATAATGTATTGCTAAAACTATTCCTACTGAAGCACCTAAGCCAATCATCATCTTAAAGAAGTCTTTTGCAATAAAAGGAAACACACCTTTGAACTTTGTTTTGTCTGTAAATGTAGCAATAGCAAGTTCACGTCCTGTTAACAATCCTACAAAGACCCAAGTAGTTGACATAGGTATATCGTTAATCTCTTTAAAGAATAAAAGTATTACAAAGTAAAACAAGTCTATAAGACAAGCACTTCTAACATATCTTGTATTGTGTTTCTCTATGACTATCTGTTGTATCTTACCGCCACGTTCTCTAAACATATAACCTAGCCCTAGTACAAATATTAATGATACCATTATCATCATATCTATAGGAACTTGTCTAGGTAGGTAAACTGCTATGTTGGCCATGTCATGACTTAACCAAGTCCACCACAATACTCCTGTGGTAATCCATTGTCCTACTCGCCAATATGCTTTATGACTTTCTTTAACTGAAGCAGACTCGTCCATCACTTTAGTAATACCGTACCATATAGCATAAGCTGATACACCTGCTACTGCATAACCCATCATGCTTTTCATAAGCATCTTCTCTAATACAAATGTACTAGCGAAAGCACTTAATACTAAAAATGATGTACTTACTGGAACGCCTAGTCTTGTTAATATTAATAGTAGTCCTGGAGCGGCCGCATGATACCATTGTATTTCCTGCCACGGTATCCTGTTCAGTCGTCCATATGAAATATCCCCTCCATTAGTATACCAACCATACCATAGAGCCCATAGCAGGACAGCACTTGCGGCTCCCCACATGATTTTCCAGTCATATCGTTCATTGTTGGATGCAATCCACGTACCTAGGGTTTGTACGGAATCGTTTGCGATGACAGAGTAGGCCGCGAATAAAAAGCCTATGGCCATCCATAGTGTTAATACTTCCACATCTACTCCTGTCTGAAGTTCGTATTCAAATATTAATTTACACTCTTATTTACGTAAAGTCAAGAAAAGTTTTGTTGTAGTTTGATTACAATGTTGCCAAAAGTTCTGTGTCAACAAAAATGCAAGACACCCATGCAAAAAAAGTACAGTGATTTTCGCTCTTTTCGGTGGGGAGTTTTGTTAGTATTTTATAAATACGAATGTCGACGCAAAGACTTCTCAAGTTTTTCCGATGACACACATACACACCAGGATTAGACTGGGGAGTAAGAGAGCACTCCTTAAACTGCAATTGACGATGTCCAAAGCGACATTGACGGTGGAAAAGACCACTGACGCCCTGAAAAGACAGGGGGTATTGCTTTCCTTAAGCATCCAATACATAGGAGAAAAATATGTCACACTTTTGGAGTGGCCTAGTGTCTTGGATGAATGCAGGGTCTAGTAGTGAAACTAGACGCCTAGCTGAGTTTGAGAAATGGGCCAGAACTGAATATAAAAACGATTGGCAGTTCGCCTACGAACACATGGTTCGTACAAACGGACAACGTCCAAAAATACACTACAAACCAACTTTAAGTAAGAAGGAGGTGGCTTAAATGCGTCTACTTCATAAAATACTTAAATCTCTTAAATCTTTGGTATGGACTCAAGGTAGATGGGAAGAGCATTATTTGTCTCAGTCTGTCGACCATGTTGATCTTGAGCGCCGTATTAAACAACTCGACCGCGGGCAGGTCCAAGTCGGCCCGTTCGGTGCAAGACGTGTCTATTATTAGGAAAGGATCAATTGACAATGCTTATTATTAAACGTTTACTAAACTGGTTTGAAATTGCCGGCTATGCGAAAGCGGCCGCGGAACTTTCAAGACAAGGATATCATGAAGAAGCTAAGGCTTTGATGCTAGAGAAGATTAAACTTCAAGGCAGAAAAGAAAAGGCTCTTGTTAGATTGGAAAAACTTAAGAAGATTAAGTCAAGCTATGATCCTGCTAAACATTATCTCAGAGGGCATTCAGTTGCATTCTGGAAAGGAAAGGCGGCGTAATATGTGGCCTTATACTAATGATGAAGTAGATTGGATATCCGGTAGGAAAAAATAAGATTTGATTGTGTAAATCGAATATAGGGCGATGGAAACACCGCCCTATTTTTTTGACTGATTACTCAGTTACTGGTGCTTCAGCAGGTGACCATGATATCATGTTTCCTGTGTAAGCCATGTAACCTAATACTGCAACTGCCAATATAATAGCAATCCATAGTTTTTTGTTTTTTAACATTGATTTACCCTCCTTAGATTAAAAAAGGAGCAGTAAAACTACTGCCCCTCAATTGTTTATAAAAGTTTAGAAGTTAACTGTAAAACCTACTGAAGCTTCAGTATCAGTTGCGTCCCACTCTTTATCCATCTCTCTGTTAACTGCAATCTTCAGTGAAGTCTTTTCACTCAGAGCAATTGAAGTTCCCACAGATGCGTATGCGTCAGCACGGTCGAAATCAGTAAAGTCGCCCTCTATTGATTTCCAATCGTATCCTACTTCTACAAATGGTGTTAAGTTAGTACCCATTGATGTTTCAGCACCTACGAACGGAGATAATCTCATTTCGTCTTTGCTTAATGTGTCACCAGTGGTGTAGTGAATATCACCACCACCGTAAACGTTGAATGAACCAACAGTTGCTAGATCTTTCTCTGCTCCTGCTGTCCAACGCCAATCAGTGTTAGTGCCGTCGTCGATGTAAGCAACACCTAAGTTAATAGGGTTACCGTTTGTGTGAACTTCAATTACTTGAGCATCATCTGAAAAGTCATTTGTTGCTCCAGTTCCAATTGATAGTCCGTATTTTTCTCCTTCTGCATTCATCGATATGCCTGTGTTGTCGTAGTTACCTGCGACAGCTGGCATAGTTAGAAATGCACAAGAGAGCATTACTAAGAATAGTTTCTTCATTATTCTTTTTCTCCTTCTGGATTGTTTAGATTTAGTATGAGGATAGGTATCTTCAACACTATTTATCTAAACACTTGTAGGTTGTGGCAAGATATAGAGTCACACCCTGGTCCTCGCCACAACCTTGTTGTTTTAGATTGTGTCTATATTATTATTTTTTTGTGTAAATCGAATATAGCACCCAAACTGCAACCAA